GGCACGTAGAGATCGCGGGACACCCGGCTGGTCGGACGAGGAAGATCCCGAGGAAGTCATACGCACACTACGTGCCGAGATGGCGGTGCGGAAACGCAAGAATGATGCGCTGGATCAAGCTGTTAAGGGCTTGGAGAAAAAAAATAAAGACCAGAAGATTGCTATGGAAAAGGCTGCGAAGGACGCGGAGACGACCGACCTGCAACTCTTCCACGGATTGCACACATGGTGCCAACCGGCGGTGGTGGCGCTGACTGCTGTTGTTTTGGCGAGTTACAAATATGACATCGCAAAAGCCGTCAATCACGACGAGTCTGCAATGGATTCAGTGGGCTGGCTGATTTCAAACGCATTGGGCTGGGGAGTGCCAGCTTTCCTACTGCCAATGATCTACTGGCACCGCCTGGACCCCGCCGTCAGAATGTCGGTGATCGGCGTCATGTTACTCTTGGCCGCGTGTTTTTGGATGGTATCATTATCGTGGGGATAAGTTATGGCTGACCCAACCACTATAGACATGCTGATGGGTGCTGGCGGTGGCGGTGCAGGCACGGGGATTGTCGGCTTTGCCTTGTACAAAATCTTGGGCAAAAATAACGGCAACAGCAACAGCAACAGCAACGGAAATTCTGATCGCCTGGAAGGCAAGATGGATCAGATGATTGAGAACCAGCACGATGGCAATCTGATCCTGGCCAAGATTGAAGGGCTGTTAAGCAATAAATAGAAGCGCCAGATAAGGCCGCCCGCTGGAATCGGTGTAATACCCCGATTACAGCGAGCAGCCTTTTCAACTTTCACGCCTTCGGCACCTCGATCACGAACTTAGAGGGCGCCCGATCCATGACGGCGAGTTCAGCGACGGCCCTGCGCTCATCATCTGTGAAATCGCCTTTGCCCGTCAAAGCCGCTTTGACCTCCGTTTTGCGTATTGAGATTTCTATCTTTTTCAGTGCAGGCGAGTCGATGCCAGCGATGTCGGTCGCCGGCCCTTCTCTACCCTAACACAATCCACATCCGAAGCGCAATGAAGAGGAGGAATAGAACTTCATTGGCAGATGGAATCTACGATTGGCTAATCGTCATAGTCAAGATGTTTGTTCCAACTTGAACTCGCCCTCCCATTTCTTCTTGCGAGTAAGAGGCAATCCAGATTGCACTCTCTTCTCTGCGATCTCAGCATACTCAGGATTCAACTCGATGCCAATCGAGTCCCGCTCCAGATGCTCTGCCACCATCAGCGTAGTGCCAGATCCACAGAAGGGGTCCAACACCACATCCCCTTCCTTGGTGCCTGCCAGTATCGCCTTGCGAGGTATCTCTGTAGGGAAGGTGGCGAAGTGAGCATCCTTGAATGGCTCGGGACCAATGTGCCACACATTACGAAGATTGGCACCAAGAGGATTTGGAGGGTTCTGGAACGGCTTCGCCTCTGCATGGCTGTGATGCATCGGCTCCTTCTGTCCCTTTGCTCTGCCATCTCTCCAAGTGGATGCGCGATCATGCCAATCATCCTTGTGTTTCACGCGCACCGCATCCGCATCGTAGTAATACTTCTGGCTCTTGGTGAGCAGGAAAACTGGCTCCCATGAACTTGTAGGCCGATCCTTCACAGGCTCGGGCATGGCAGACTTCTTGGCCCACACAATCTCACTCCGCACCAACCACCCACTGTCCTGTAGGGCGATGACCAGGCGGTGGGGGATGAGGCGTAGGTCTTTGTTATCGTAGGAGTCTCCAAGATTCAACCATAAGGTTCCATCGTCACGTAACACTCGGCTGACTTCCTTGAAGACCTCCACTATCTTCTCCACGTAAGCAACAGGGGATTCCTCTTGCCCAATTTGCCCCTCGACTCCGTAGTCTCGTAGTCCCCAATAGGGCGGGGAAGTCACGCAGCACTGGACAGATTTCTCAGGTATGGTGCGTAACTGCTTCAGCACATCACCTTGTTTGATGGTGTATGTCATTGGGCTAATCGCTTCTTCATAGCATCGATGCCTGCCAGCAATTTGGCATGGCGACAGGCCGGCTCCGGTGGCCATGGAGTGGTCAGATCCTCGTAGCGAGGCCCCTCCCAATTCTTCAGCGTCCGCACTGATACGCCCATGACAGCAGCCATCTGTGGCTGCGTCATCTCCATCTGCTTACGGGCAATCGAGATGCGATTGGCTGCCTTGGCGCTGCTCTTCTCTTTGGCCATCAGGTCTGCGTGTTCATCTTCTTCCTGGTTCAATCTCTCGATGTCAGTCATCTGGTCGTATCCTCTACCGTGTTATGTTTCAGGCGCTCTTTCATCATGGCATTGGCAACTTCGTAACTGAGTTCTGCTACGCGCTCTGGGTAATCAATTTCTGCCGGCTGTGAATGGTTTGTCCAGACAGTGACAAACAATCGCACCACTTCAGTTGACACAGCCATGGCGAACTCATCACGCAGGGTCTTAGCCATTGCGTGGCCTGCCTCGCGTCTCGTCTTTGTTGACCATTCCTTGTATGCGCCGCAGATCGCCAGCAAGATACCTTCGCCCATTTCCCTCGATGTGCCCGATGTCGTGCCGGTTGGCCTGCTGCTGGACCCACCGGATTGACATATCCAGCAGCAGGGCGATCTGCTCGCTGCTGTATGTTGGCTTGGTTTTCACTGTTTTATTTTGTTTCATTCTGGACATTCCACGTTTGCACGGGGATCGCTGTTTTCTTCGACGCCCCGCTCAATGAGCCGCTCGAAGGCCCTGTGTATCAGTCTGTGGTCGGTCGAGGACATTATCTCAAATATGGAGTCAGAAATGTCCTCATAGGCCAGCGTGCTCTGAGCCCAGGCAGGATGCACAAGAAAAGTCTCGATCCCATTATCTTCGTTGAATCTCACAGTGCAGTCCCTTTTAATCGTCACACCCTCGATAATGATGGTGATTTCGCTGAGTATGTTTTTTATGCTGGCTTTACTCGATGGCATCAGTTGATCTCCTTGGGCTCGACGCCCTTGATTTTGATCTCGTCAAAGCGGGTCCACTGATCGACGCCTTGGTGATATAAATCGAAAAGCTCGTCGTCGTCGCCTGCCTCGAAGTTAGCCTGGCACTTCTTCATGTCGCGGCGCAGGCTTGCCGCGCTGTCGGATTGACACTCCACTGCAACCTCGATGGTGCGCTGAATGATGATCAGATAGGGCTTAGTGGCGTTCTTGCGGTCTGTCATCGTGTGCCTGCCTTGCTCGTGATGGCCTGCATTGTCCGGTAGACTTCGCGGGCGTGGTTGATGTTTACGTGGACATGCAGCAAGGCCCGGTGCAGGTTGTCTAACTGTGCCAAGGCTTCGGTGGTGGTCATTTGCTCTGTCATTGTGTGCCTGCCTTGCTCGTGATGGTGGTTTGATGTGGCCGGGGCGGATGCCCCGTCCTCGTATGTGAGATACAGGACGTTTTTTCGAATGAGACTCTAGAGGACTCCCTTAACCGCGGGGCCCGTTGTGCCGATCGTGAGGCCCCAACGGTCGACCTCCGTCCATACGACGGGGTCGTTCAGGGAGCCCATGCGCTTGTCTTCGTCGGAGCACTCGTTCGCGATCACGTCGACGAGGCGCTCCTCGAGCTCCGTAAGGTGCGAGTTTCGGCGGGCCATTATCGCCGCCCTTCCTGGGCGACGTCGCGCTCGCTTCGCTTCGTAAAGCCGTGGCGCTCGAGGCGGGCGACCAGACTCGACCAGTGAGCCCGGGCGGCCTTAATGTCGTGGGTCCGAAGGATACGCTCGGGCCCCTCGAAGCCGACCTCGCGAACGACAATCTCGCCGCCGACGCGGAAGCTCGCCGCGACGTCGAGACCCTGGCGAGAGAGGGGATGTTCGTAATTGTGCGTGATTTTCCGAGTTACTCGATTATTCCGCACGTTACCGCCCTCCCTGGTTGGCGATACGACGGGCGAAACTTCGACGGCTGCGAGCAAAGCGGGCGGCGTCGTGAGCGCGACTGGCAAGCTCCTCCGCGAGACTGTCGTCGGAGTTAAAGACCCCCAGCTTTGCCGTTCCGACCACCAAGCCACGCTCTGCGGCGACTTCGGAAAACTCCAGCCCTCCCGACTTCCGCAGCGTGACGCTGCAGGCGTTGCCGAAGAACTCGGCGAACATCCGCTCGCCAGCCTCGGTGACCGGCTCGACCATAACCTCGGTCGATGCGAAGGATTCGGAGGTGAAGCGGAAGTCTGCCATTTTGGAGCCTTTCAGTTTGTCGCTGGCGTCATTGCCTGCTGACAAAGACAAACATATACGCCACTCGCGCATATGTCAAGAACAAAATGCACCTTAGACGAAAATAAATCCATCGTCATGTGACATCCTTGATCTTCAAGACAGACCGCCAGCGAATTATTGAGACTCCACCTGCATGATGCGGTGGCCGATCCACTCGACCACCTGGGGCACTACGGCGTTTCCGAGTCCTCTAAGTCTGTCCACCCGCTTGGATACCCCATTAGCCACTCGACCCACGTCGGGTTCAACTGTCCAGTGGGTGGCTGGTCCCCCTGTACTGCCCTGTCCACTGTGTCCAGTTGGAGTTTGCCGTCCCTGTGGTAGCCGTTTGGCCCCGGCGTCTTCCAGTCCCTGCTGGTCGGGGTAGGCCACATCTTCACTCCCGCCATCTGTTCCGCTTCTTCCCGCGTGAGATCTCCTGCGGCCACCCGAGCCCTCATCTGTAAAATCATCCCCTCTGACCGTGCCTGGCTGGCAGTTGGGGTGGGCCACAATCCACACCCTTTCACGGCGGTGCGGGGCGCCAACGGCTGCAGCCGATATGATGTCCCATTCCGCATCATACCCGATCTCGGCCAGGTCTCGGAGTACAACATCGAGTCCTCGAGTAAGGAGAGCTGCGACGTTTTCCACGATGACGTATCTGGGCCTAAGCTCGCGAATGATTCGTGCATACTCTCCCCAAAGACCCGAGCGTTCGCCACCAATTCCTGCTCTTTTCCCGGCATTTGATATGTCCTGACAAGGGAACCCGCCGCAGATGACATCGACTGGCTCCAGATTATGATGGCCAACTTCCTTTACATCCTCGTATCGAGCCACAGAGGGCCAGTGCTTGGCCAGTACGCGCCTTGCCCATGGATCTATCTCCACTTGCCACGCGCACTCCATACCGGCCCTCTCCAGCCCGAGGTCAAAGCCTCCGATGCCGGCGAACAATGAGCCAAACCTCATGGGACATCCTTGATCTTCAAGACAGATCGCACGCCTAAATATGGCACAGTGATGCCTTGCCGCTTACATGCCCGCACGAAACTTGATCGGTGTACCCCGACCATTTCTGCTGCTTGCTTGACACATGTGGACCTATTGACGGCCAGTTGTAACCGCTCGGGGCGTAAATGCACACAGACCCTGCCAGCTTCTTTGCCGTGATAGTGCCGGGTGATCACTCTGGCCGCGTCAATTACCATGTCGATTGCCAACCCTGCAAAACCGCTCCCCATCCCACCTGATTGGCCAAAGTCTGCAGCCTTTTTTCCAGTGATCAGTGGGCGAATAAGGGCAGATAGCATCCACTCCTGTGACACACCAAGAAGCATGATATATGGGTGTGAATCGTCGAGCAGAAAGATCAGCGCCCGCCGTACTTCTGCCCGTTCCAGGCTGATCGGTGTTCGTTTTTTCAACTTCGGCATGTTCTTGATCCATTATTCTTTTGTTGGTAGGTGAGCCGGGCGCCAGCAGTTTGCTGCCCTTCCCAAAACGTCAAACTGCCAGTTGTTCCAGTTCCGCTTCTGCTCGGGTAGATCCCTTGCAAACTCGGTGCAACAGCGGCCTGGTGTGCCCATCATTAGAACGCTGCTACTACTGGTCCAGCTTGCTCCCGGCTCACGTTTTCCAATGCTTTCACTACCTCAAATACTGCGGCGCCAAATCACGGAAGTTGACTGTGGCTGTATCAAATTGTGCTCGTATTGTTCCCGGTGGCCCGTTCCGGTGCGCACCCACAATGATGTCGGCCACGCCCTCGGTGCTGTTGCCGTCAGAGTCCACCTTGATGCCGTATGACTCGGCCCGATAGATAAACGTGACGAGATCAGCATCCTGCTCGATGGCACCAGAATCACGCAGGTCGCTCAGAACTGGCCGCTTGTCGTTTCGCTGCTCTGGTGCGCGTGACAGTTGCGAGAGGGCGATCACTGGCACGTTGAACTCTTTGGCCAGCCCTTTCAGGCCACGCGAGAAGCCAGAAACTTCTTGCTCTCGAGATTTGGCGTTTTTGTCGGTGCTGCCCATCAGTTGTAGATAGTCAGCGATCACCAGACCCACCCGCCGGCGGCGCAGCTTGGCACGCATTTCCAGCACGGTGGTCGCTGAATTGTCATCTATATGGATCGGCAGCGCAGCGATCTCTGCGGCAACTTGCATCACTGTCTTGTATTCGTCAGGCGCCAGCACGCCCTTCCGCATCTTGTGCAGATCGACCCCGGCAGTCATCGCAATCATGCGAGCGCCGAGTTGTTCCTTGCTCATTTCCATTGAGAAGAACATGACCGCCACACCTGATCTGGCTGCTGTGAGCGCGTGCAACATGGCCAGCGATGTCTTGCCCTGTTTCGGGCGAGCGGCCAGCACAATCAAGTCGCTGTTCTGCCATCCGCTGGTGATGTTGTCGAGATCGTGCAGCCCTGTGTGGACGCCTGACAGGCCGCTGGTGGTCTGCGCCTTCTCAATGAGGGCAAGCGTGCCCTCCATCGTTTCTTCCATCGTGGCGATGGCGTTGCGCCTGTCTGTGGTGCCCAGGGAATAAATCGCGTGGTCAACCGTGCCGATGATCTCAACAGGATCAGCACCGGGCAGTAGTGCTTGGTTGGCGCCGGTGGTGTATGCCTCGATAAGACCTCGAGCGCGGGCTGCGTCTGCGATCAGCTTGGCATGGTGGCCAGCACTGGAGCCACCGGCCACACCGCTTGCCAGTTCTGACAGATACGCCACGCCGCCGACGAGTTCCAGTTCGCTGCGCTTGGTCAATTCGGCGCCTACCGTGATTTGATCCACTGGCGCAAGGGTGGAATATACCACTATGGCAGCGTCGTAGATCCTGCCGTGCCGTGCGTCGTAGAACATGCCGCCATCACCACCAAGCACAGCCATCACATCGCCGATGCAGCGGTTGTCACACAGCACCGCACCAAGAACCGACGCTTCCACCTCGACCGCTGCCGGTGGCATTTTATCGCTCGTATCGCTCATTCTGGTCATTGCTCCCATGCGTCGCGGTATATTTCCGTGGGTGTGTTTGCGACCGTGTTGCCGCCCTGCTGTTCCTTTATGATACGGTTCTCGATGACCGCCCATGCCTCTTGCCCGTTGCCTTGGTCGGTGGGCCGCACCAGCTTGGCAGGTCGGGGCCAATACTCAATATCACCGCTGCGTTTGAGATATGCCCGCCAGGCGGCGAAATCCTCGGGCGTTTTGCCCTCGTCGTTGGTCAGTCGCCGAAAAGCGTTCTGGTCGAGCAGTTCATCACGCAACCCTTTGGTGGTCTGTGGGAAATCTACGTTCCAGAGATCCACCTCTGAGCGAGCCAGTGATCCCAATGCAGTCGCATCATCGTCGGCGTCTGCATCCACAGTTTTCTGGTCGTGTTTCGAGTGCCGGCACTCGCGTTGCCGATCACGAGCGGCGGTTCTCTTTTGGCTCGTGGCGTCTGCGATTTCATCCGCTGACTTATTCCGCTTGAGGAATCCAGTAATTTGCCAGCCGCCATCTGCCCCGGCCCACAATCCAGCATCCACCAGTTCAGCGGCAGCGGCCTCGATTTCGCCCAAGCACAGGAAGCCAAGCAACCGGCGTGACAGGTGCCCGTCAGTCAGTCGATCCTTGGCCAGGCACAGTGCCCGCAGGAACAGCCGCTCGCCCTCGGCGCTGACAGTGCCAAACTTATCATTGGTGTAGTAGTCAACTTCCAGTTGCACAAAGATCTTTTTAACCGTCACTGATTTCCTCTGCTTTCGATCTCTATTTCGACTCGGGCATTTTTCTTGTCCACGCCCATGACTTCGGTCACTGTGCGAGTGACGAGACAGTCGTCTGCCCACACGACACCATTGAGCGCATCCATAATTGATTTGAGGACATTGTCTGCGTCCCTGCGGCGGCGATCCGGCCACCAGATCAACAACTCGATGGCATAGGGTGCCTCCAGTGCTTGGCGACGAGCGCCGGCAGCCACCGCCTCCAGGGCTACCAACCGCTCATATGCCAGCGTCTTGCCTGGCGTGTAGGTATGGACCCCACCATTGCGCCCGCGCACTGTGCGCGGGCGCTGTTTGCCCACTGGTGGGCCGGGGACTGTGAAGCAGAGCGACATCCTACAAGGGCAGGTCGTCGTCGTCGTGCGCAGTATTGCCCGCAGCAGCAGGCTGCTGTAGGGGTGCAGCCTGCTGCGCGGGTACCTGTTTGGGTACCTGCGCGGGTACCTGTTTGGGTACCTGCGGTGCGCCACGCACCATCAGCACAACCTTGATCTCGCCGCCGATGCTCATGTCCACGGTGAAGAGTTGTAATTTTTGGCCGATCCAGTTGTCGGTATTGGTGCCGTAGGTCTTGGCGATTTCACGCGACGAAGTGGCGTTCAGTTTGCAGACCTTTTCGGTGCCCTTCATCTGGAGGAACCACTGTTCCTCGGGCTCCTTTGTGCGGTAGTTCTCACCCATCTCCATGATGATGTTGGCGCACGTTACCACCGGCTTGCCGTCACCGATGTCCAGCGCGGTCAAGTACTTGTTCGGGAACATGTCGTTGATGTCGGGCATACTGTGGGCCTCCTATTGTGCGGGAATAAGCGCCGACGCGATTGCGACGACGATGTGAATAAAGAAGTATGACGCAGCGCCGTATGTGACCCAAACGGCAATCCTGTCGGTGATGTGCGGGCGGTCAGTCATTTTCCACCTGTTCCGATATTGCACGTTCTTCCATCTGGCCCTGCTCGATATACCATTGATGGTATTCATCACATGCAGCCTCGTATTCTTCCTGCATCGTGCGCTCGCTGTCTGTGGTGTCCATTATCGCGTCACCAGCCGGGCGAACATCTCGCCCTGTTCCAGCGTGGCCTGCGGCATCGAGTAGCCAGCGAACCGCTTGCCGCTCGGTGCGTGCTTGTCGTGGGTTATGATCTCGTGGCCCATTGCCCGCAGGTCGTTGATGCGAGCAGCAAGGCGCATACAGTTGAAGTCTTGCATGGCGTCGAGTGGGGTGATGACCTGGCCACGCTGCAAGGCGGCGAGGATGCTGTCGCACTGGCTGCGGCTCATAGCTCACCGTCCAAGTCCTCGATGCGCAGGTCACGCTCGTCCTTGGCGATGTCGTGCGCCTTGTCGGTGTAGCGGCTGCGCGATGACATCCGCAGCAGTTCAGACGCTTTCAAATGCTTGCCAAGATTGGTGGCAACCTGTTGGCCTGCACGGTCATGCGGCACCGTTTTAGATGGCGTCATTTAAGACACCCATCCCAAAAGGAAATCATCCTCGTCGGAAATCAGGATGGAAAAGCCGGTGCTGTAAGGTTTGACAACATAGGTCCAATCATCCTCGTCTGATGCCCCGTCTGCCACGATCTGTGCAGCCTCTACAGTGTTCCAGATTCGTGCGCTGCCCGTATAGTCGATAGCGTGCATCTTCATTGCTCCAGTTCAAGTGACTGCGTTGCTCTTGATATATATACCAATCTATAGGTGCTTGATCGTAGGGTCAAGTTTTATTTGACTGTACAGCAAAACAAATTGATCTTCCTCTGTATGCTAACACGTAAAGAGATAACGGCCCTGATGGCTGACTGTGGGATCACATCGCAGCGCGATCTGGCCAAAACTATGGGGATGAACGAGGGGCAATTATCGCGCCTTCTCAATATGTCAGACATTTCCAATGTGGAACTATCCAGCATTGGCAAGCTGTGCGGTGCGCTCCATTGCCAGCCTGGTGACATACTCAGCTATAACCCGGCGGTCAAGACATAGGCGCCAAGCATACCATTGCAGGATTGTGGGAGTGCATGGGCCTTTCTATGGGCCGAATGGGCCTTTCCCTTCAATATGGACAGCAGCGACTGGAAATACCGCCGACACAGGCGGTGCCATGTTTGTGGAGTTGGACGATGTATAGATTGGCATCTTGTCACAAAATGTCACAAAATGTCACAGTGTGACATAAAAACTGTCACACTGTGACATTTCTTGTGTCACAACGGTGTCTGTCTATGTCTATGTACTGTGACTGTGACAACAACAGGAGGACAGCGCCCAGCCAGCAGCTTTGCAGTTCGCTGTAAAACGCTTGCGTGGGCGTCAAGAAACTTCGATTCTAAGGGGTGCGATCCAAAAGCAGGATCGAGTACGAGCAGCGGCCAAAGGAAGTATCCACCTATCGCGTTGGAGGTGCGTTTGCTTTGCTTCAAGCAGAAAAGCGATCTGGACACATGGCGGGCGGGTGATGGCGACCAAGAGTCGCGTAATCGCATCAGCCTGTTCCACGCGATATCAGAATCCGTCACTGGCAAATCGGCCGTGGTCACATCGTGGCACCGGTCTGATGGCACATTCCACGATATCACCCGATCCGATTGGACCACCACAGCCATCGACTTCCGAACTCGTATCTACGATGACGATGAGTTGCGGGCCGTGTTAAGGGCATCCACCGTTGCGGGCCTGCCTGCGGTGTCGCTGTATCGGGGGGAACCGCACCAACATATCCATTGCGGTGATCTGATGACCAAGGTTTTCGAGGTGGATGACACCTCCTCAGCGGTTACATAGTGTGGGAAATTCCCTCTCTAAAAAGGTGATTCCGGTCACGTGTGACCTCGATGGTAGGCTGGAGCGTAGACCGCTTGCAGACCTGACACCGTTTCAGGGCAACCTGAAGGATCTGGATGACGCCAGATATGCCAAACTCAAGGCGTCGATCCTGGCCGAAGGCTTCATGGCGCCGGTGTTTGTGTGGCAGGATAAGATCCTCGACGGCCACCAGCGCACGACGGTGCTAAACGGCGAGGGTTGGGATGTCGAGGGCGGTGTGCCAGTTATCGAGATACAAGCCGACACAGAGGCTGACGCCGCCCGCAAGCTGTTGAAGTTGACCAGCGCATACGGCAAGCCACAGCCCGAGGGCGTGTTTGATTTCATGCAGGCGCATGAGCTCGACATCGGCGACCTGGCTGATGTGGATCTGCCCGACTTCGACGAGGATGCGCTCCTGGCGATGCTCGGTGAAGGTGATCCACAAGAGGAACCTTCCGACGAGATACCCGAGCCACCTTCGACGCCCGTGACGCGACCGGGCGACTTGTGGCACTTGGGCAAGCATCGTGTGCTTTGTGGCGACAGCACCAGTGCAGAGGCTGTTGAGCAGGTGACAAGTGGCGCTGTGGATCTCTGTTTGACTGACCCACCTTATGGCATCGGCGACTCTGCCAGCGATAAAAACGAATACAGGACACACGACGATAGCGTGGAGAACCTGCAGAAGATTATCGCCGGATTTCTTCCACTCGCACAGGCTGTCGCCCGCGTGGTTGTTCTCACGTCTGGGAATATGAATCACAGGCTGTATCCTGCACCGACATGGACAATGGCCTGGTTCGTCCCAGCAGGCACAGGCACAGGACCGTGGGGGTTCTGTTGTTGGCAGCCAATTCTTTGCTTTGGGAAAGATCCGAAACTTGCGATTGGCAAAGGGTCGCACCCTGACGCACTTGTTCACACAGAACGGGCCGAAGATTTCGGCCATCCATGCAGCAAGCCAATCAATTTTTGGACGTGGTTACTGCTGCGCACGTCAGAAGCAGGCGCAACGATATACGACCCATTCCTTGGCAGCGGCACCACCCTCGTGGCGGCACACTCCGAGGGCCGCGTCTGCTATGGTATGGAACTCGACCCCGCCTACGTGGATGTGTGCGTGCAGCGTTGGCAGAAATACACCAACCAGGAGGCAATCCTCGATGGTGATGGCCGCACGTTCGCAGAGGTGAAGGCAGAACGCCTATCAGGCGAAGATGTGCCCGTTGCAGAGGCGGCAGGCTGATTTGCCAAGGATAGCACACAAGCCAACAGACGACACCCGTAAGTCAGTCAAGGCAATGGCGGCGTATGGCATCCCACACTTGGACATCAGCACTGCCGTGGGTATCACCACTAAGACGCTGCGCAAGCACTACCGGGCC